CTTACAGGTATCGAAGGAATTCCTACAGCAACTATTGTGCCGTGGTCTTCTTCTTCAGTGCCAACAGGTTTCTTAGAGTGTAATGGTGCAAATGTTTCAAGATCAACTTACTCTGCATTATTTGCAATCGTAGGAACAACTTACGGATCTGGAGATGGAGCTACAACATTTGGTTTACCTGATCTTCAAGATAACGTAGCAGTAGGAAAATCAGGAACTAAAGCTTTAGCATCAACTGGTGGAGCAAATACTGTAACTTCAACTGGAAACGTTGGTGGTTCAACAGCAAATGCAACTTTATCCACAGCACAACTTGCTTCACACTCTCACACTCAAGGTGCTACTTCAGGGGGACCAACATCACCTAACCCAAACCCTTCTGTTTTTAAATTTAACCCTGCAAATACAGGAAGCACAGGTTCTGGAACAGGTCACTCACACAACATGAGTGCAACTTTTAGTGGGGATGCAACTTCAGTGTTGCAACCTTATTTAGCAGTGATATATATTATTAAGACTTAGGAGAAATTATGGCAACAAACGCATCATGGACAGTAGTATTTGACGACAAAATGGTTATTAAAAATCATGCAGAAGGCGCACAAGAAGGTGTTGGATATATAATACAAGACAATGATTTTTGGGGATTATCTAAGTGGTCTAATATTTGGGCTATCCAATATGGAACTTCTAACCCTAGCGATACTGTAGAGTACAGAGATGCAACTCCTCACTCTAGTTGGGAAGATGCTAACTTAGGTGATTTTTCTGATTTTATTACTAAATGGGATGCAGTGCATTTATCTAAATTACAATCTGATTGGGATGATGATAATGTAGATGATGAAACTGAAGAAGATAAAATCGCTAGATTAGGCGCTAGACCTACCTCATACTCATCTTAATAACATCCAAGAAGTTAAAATATATTTTTCACCTGATAAAGGTGGATTTCCTCTATGAACATATGGAAAACCTGCCGGCCAAATAACTATTCTACCAGTCTTAGGTTTTACTCTTTTTGAAAAATGTAAAAATTCTGTTTCACCTCCTTCTTCAACATCATTTAAATAAATTGAATAAACAAAAGCCCTACATTCATTTTCAAATCCTTTTTGATGTTCTAAATGCCAAACGTGATAACCTTCTGTCGGTAAAGTTTTTTGAATTTTTAATTGTGTATAATGAAAAGTATCTTGTCCATAAGATTCTAATGCTCCTACATTTTTTTCATAATGTTTCCAAGCCATATCAAAATTAAAAATTAATGATTTTAATTCTTTCCACCATACATTTAAATTACCTGAGATAGCAAAAAATTGTTGATCTTGTTTTGTAGTTATAGACGCATTTTCAAAATCTAACCTATTTATGGTGTTATTAAATTTATTTTGATCTTCATAAAGTTTAATAGCTTTTTGACACTCTTCTTGACTAATATAATTATCATAAGTGCCTATAAATTTATCTATGTTAACAGTCTTTTCTTTATTCATTCTATCTTTCTTTATACCATGCTGCTATTGTATATCTAGCTTCTTCTTTAACTGGCATTACCCCATGCCAATAACGCATTCCATTAAAAAATAATGCTCTTCCTTTTTTTGGTTGCACTATAGTGCCTTCTTTAAAATAAGTTTTACCGCCTTTATAATTATCATTTAAATACATTATTGAAGCATAGACTGTTTCAGGGCTTGTATCATCTTGATGTAAACCTTGTAAAAGATTTGGTTCCCATTTAGTAACTTTTATCCAGTCTATTTTACACCGTTGATCTTTAACATGATTATTTATTTTATTAAATAAATCACTAAATTCTTTACATTTAGTTATATCTATATCTACTAAATATCCATTGTTTACTTTATGAGTTGTCCTTAATGATTCATTTTTTTCAAAATAATTTATAAAATAATTACAAAGTTCATCAGACAAAAATTCATCTATTATTTCAATTTTATTTCTCATATTTTAATGAGGATCTTTATTTATATTATATTTAATTCCATCTATATGATTGAAATTATATTTGTCCATTAATTCCATTTTTATGGCATCTAATTTTTCTTTTACAGATTGAGGTATGTCTTGTAAAAAACAATTAACACTGTATCTAACACCTTCTGTAATAGGATTTACTTCATGAACCCAATAATAATCTGCAGGAAAAATTAAAGCATCTCCTTTTTTTAATTTAATTTTTTTCTTTCCTCTAAAAAAAGCAAAGTCTCCTCCTTTATATTCTTCATTTAAATTAAAAGTGCAAGAACCATAAATGTGAGGTTCATGATCACTGTGAGGATGAATTTTACTACCCACTGAATATTTCATAAGTCTTATTTGATGTGAATATAAAAGACTTATTTTTCTTTGAGTATGAAACATTTTAAATTTATCTGTATAAGAATGAAATAAATTTATCATTTTTTCAATTGCTTTAGCTACAATTTTATATTCTTTACTACCACAAGGTATAGTTATTAAATCAAAAGTAGACCAAGTATCTATATTAGTTGCTGCTTCAAGACAGTGTTCTCTAAAACTATTTTTTTTATTTGTTTCATAATAGTTTATTAATGTCTTACATTCTTCATCTGAAAGAAATTTTTTTTCATGTAAAATTAATTTTGATATGTCAAAGTTCATTTTAATAAGATGGGTATAAAAAACAGTTAATAGAATATCTTGTTCCACTTTTAATAGGCTCGGTACCATGAATCCAAATAGGTTCAGCTGGAAAAAACAAAGCATCTCCTGTTTTAAAAGTTAATTTTTCTCTTCCATCAAAAAACCTAAATTCACCACCTTCATAATCTTCATTTAAATTAAAAGTACAAGATGATCTCATTTTAGGACTTACATCTGAATGATCTCCAATAAATTCACCTGTTTTATATTTAAGTATTCTAATGTTTTGTGTTTCAGTAACATAGTCCATATTAAATGTAGGACATATATTTTTTTGAATATGTAAAACATAATTTGTTATCATAACGAATAAATATTTTTTAACTAAATTTAAAGGTTTTTTAAATTTATTATCTACTAAACTAAGTTGAGAAAGATTCATACAACTAAAATTATCTTCTTCTACACTGTTAGATTTAAATTTATAACTTGTTTCAGTGCCAGTTGTAATACTATTTTCATTTTCATTATAAAAATCAATAAAGTAATCACAGACAGTTTTAGGCATTAATCCGTCTATACGATATTTTAAATCACCTATTTTATAGTCAAAAGACATGTTTTATTTTCTCTCTTTCATTCATCAAAAAACTAATATATAAGCTATTATATGCTACAAAAATTAAAATTCAAGCCAGGTTTTAATAAACAAGACACAGAATCAGGGGCTGAAGGTCAATGGACTGATGGTGATTTTGTTAGATTTAGATATGGATTACCTGAAAAAATAGGTGGTTGGTTACAATTAACCGCGGCTAATAAAACATTACCAGGTGCAGCTAGAGCACAAGTTGCATTCTCAAGTTTTGCAGGTGAAAAATATGCTGCTATTGGAACGTCTCAAGGTTTATTTTTATATTATGGTAATGACTTTTATGACATTACTCCTTTAGATACAGCGATTACTGGAGGCACATTAACAACTGTTAATGCATCAAGAACTGTAACTATTAATAAAGGTTCTCATGGTTTAGAAGTTGGACGATATGTAACTCTTTCATCAGTAACTGTTACAGGAGCATCAGATTTTACAGCAGCAGAATTAGAACAACCATACGAAATATTAACTGTACCTGATATAGATAAATTTACGGTTCAAGCTTCACGTGCTGAAGGAGGAACTGGTATGACTGCGGCAGGTGCAGTGACTGTTAATCCGTATGTTGAAGTTGGACCAACGACACAAACAACAGGGTTTGGTTGGGGCACATCAACTTGGAACACATCTACATGGGGAACAGCTAGAGCTACAAGCTCTGTAATTCTAGATCCAGGAAACTGGAGCCTTGATAACTTTGGTCAAGTATTAGTTGCAACTATATTTAATGGTAAAACTTTTACATGGAATGCTGGCGCTACAAATGCTAGAACAATTAGAGCATCACTAACTACATCTAATTTTCAAACTACTAACAATCCTACAGCTAGTAGATTTACGTTAGTATCAGATCGTGACAGACATTTATTTCATTTTGGAACTGAAACAACCATTGGTGACAGCACAACACAAGATCCGATGTTTGTAAGATTTTCTAATCAAGAAGATTTAAATACATACACACCAACAGCTACCAACACCGCCGGTACATTTAGATTAGATACAGGTAATGAAATAAGAGCGGCACTTCAAGGTAAAGACTATGTGTTTGTTATAACCGATCTTGCTGCTTATGTTATTCAGTTTGTTGGTCCACCATTTACATTTAGTGTTAGACAGGTTGGCACGAACTGTGGATGTATTTCTCAACACGCAGCAACCTTTGTTAATGGTGCTGTGTTTTGGATGGGATCGCAGGGTGGATTTTTCGTATTCGATGGTACAGTAAAATCATTACCATCATTAGTAGAAGATTTTGTATTTAGTACAGATGGAGATAATCTTGGATTAAATTTTAATGCAAGAGATGTTATCTTTGCAGGGTCTAATAATTTATATACAGAGGTAAACTGGTTTTATCCAAAAGATGGATCTGGTCAAATAGATAGATGTGTAACATATAATTACGCAGAGAACTGTTGGACAACCTCATCCTTAGATAGAACAACATATCAAGATCAAAGTGTATTTGATAATCCATATGCTACAGATTATGATGATACGTTGACACCAGTCTTTCCTGATATATTAGGAATTACAAACAAATATGGTGCTAGTATTTATTATGAACATGAGCAAGGGACAGATCAAGTTAATAGCACAGCAACCACAGCCATCCCTGCGTTTATACGATCTGGAGACTGGGACATAACATCTAGACGAAGTGCCTTGGGTCAGGCAACAGGTGTTGCGGATTATAGAGGAGATGGTGAATTCTTTATGGCTGTTAGACGATTTATACCTGATTTTAAATACCAAACTGGTAACGCTAAAGTGACTTTATTAGTTAGTGCATATCCAGACGATGTGGCTGTAAGTTCTCCACTTGGACCCTTTACAGTTACGTCAACAACTGATAAGGTAGATACTCGAGCCAGAGGAAGACTTGTATCTGTCAAGATAGAAAACGATGGTACAGGTGAAACCTGGAGATACGGCACACTAAGATTAGACGCACAACCAGATGGTAGAAGATAATGATAGATAAAGGTTTAAATTTTAAAAGACGTGTTGGTTTAAAAGGCGGAGCAGATGCGGCTACTGAATCCTTTAGTAAATCTGCAGGTTCAACTAGACCAGGTAGAAAAGACCCAACAGGTGGTTTTAATTTAAGTGGAGGACAAGGTCCTACATTCGGTGGTGCTCCAGCAAGTCAAACATCGGGTGATCGAGGAAGAGAATCAAGAGAAGAATTTATTAGAAGTGTTCAAAAAACAAATCCTAATTTTACAGGTCGTACACCTAGAAACAATTTTTTTACAAGAGGATTAAATTTTGCTAAAAGAAATCCTCTACAAGTTTTACTTGGTGCTATAAATCCTATTTTTGGCGCTGCAATGTTCGGTGCTAATTTTTTAAATAATCCAGAAAGAAGAAAAAGACTTACTGGATATGAAACTCAAGCAGAATACGATGAGGCTAGACAAAATAGAATTAATCTTAACCGTATAAAAACTTTAGAAAATACAATACAAAAAAAATATTTAGATAAAGGTAGATCTTTAGATGAAACTGAATTAGATGAAAGACTTGCTGGTTTAAAATCACAAATGGGAATTACTCCAAACACCGCAGCTGATTTAAGACCTGATCTTGATTTTAGTAATAACCCTGAACTAGCTTTTGAGGGAGTTGCAACTAAAGTCCCTGGTGGCATTACAGAGGTAATGATAAATGAGTTTGGACAATCCCCACAATTTAACACAAGTTTAATAAATGAGTTTGGACAATCCCCACAATTTACTACTAGTTTGATAGATGAGTTTGGAGTTAAAGATAGAGGTATCGTGGATGCTAACGAAGGTTTACAGTTTGGTTCTATTCCAGGGACTTCAGATCAAGGTTATGTATCTCCATTTGGAACAGCAGATGATGTAACGGCAAATCTTTTAGGAGTGCCTGGATCGGCTGATGATGTAACGGCAAATCTTTTAGGAGTACCAGGATCGGCTGATGATCCATATGCAAATCTTTTAGGAGTACCAGGAACGGCAGATTATTATGGCTCTTTACCAAATACTTCTACAAGTATGTTACCTGCTAATAATTTAGTCGCTGGACTAACAGAAAAACAAAAACAATTATTAGATCAAAGAAAAGGAATGTTAGACGTTTTAGGTGATCAAGGTATATTAGATACTATTAAATCAGAGGATGATCCAAATAACCCTGCAACATTAGAAGATGTCAGAAGTTATTACGGAATAGCATAATGGCAAAAATAACAAACTATATACCTGAACCAAAAGAAGAATACGACGTAGAAAACCAAAGACAGATATTAGAGTCTTTAAC